TATACTGGCTGGTTCTATTCCACCACACCCGACCATCTCCTCAGGGCAGGAAAGTCTATATTCGACTCTAAGCTATCCGAGCGCATCTTCTTCTATGACCATCGCAGCAATAAAGACATCGAGATCGATCCCACTGTGGCAGAGACCTACGATCAAATTATCTGCTCATATTCCTACGATTCAACAGATCCCACTTCAAAGACGCCAACTAAGCCAAACAGATTCGTCATCGATCGAGCAGGAAACAAGGACATACCTCCGATCAACCACTCCGGCCTTTTAGCATATGCCCGCCTTCAAGGAAAGAAGGTCGTTGAGCTCATGCCAACTCAGGTCGGAAGACGCAACTACTCGCGCAGTCCACGGAGCTTAGCTCAGGAGCAGGGAGTACTCCCCGTTAGCAACGCGATCGAGGCCTCCCCAGCCGACCACATGTTTGGCTTCATCCCCATGGACGCGGGGGCAGCCGCCAATCAGCAAGATCAACAATTGTCGACACTTAGAGGGAGGATCACGATCAGCGCTGTCGACACAAGCGAAGTAACGCCTAAGGATGAGAGACTTAATCTTCGCCCCCTTCTCGGACCAAATACAGGTTCAGCTCGCCGTTTTCTCACTAATACTTCAGGCCACACGATCAGCGGACGCCCGAGACCTGACTACTATTCCGAGGGAGATCCCCTTGGGGCAGCTTCATACGGCTTTCGCCGTAGAGATGCAGAACACAAGAAACGCGAAAGTGCAGACCAAAAGAAACGCGGAGATGCGGAACAGAAGAAACAGAGTGACGGGCGCATAGATTACGCAACCCTCAAATCTTACGAGGCAGAGCAATTAGAAGAGAATTTCCGAGTACAAGAGAAGACGAACCCAGATATCTATTCCACTGCGATAACCTGGATTCCCCGCAGCAGCACCTTCCATTGCACGATCCATTTTGAAGAACTTCAAAAAGAGGAGCTGTGGATTCTACTTTGGATTCTGGATTCCAAGCTCCTCGGACAGTACGCGCAGGAATCGCAACATCAGCCAGATTCCGATCAAGGGGAAAGCAGCGCGCCCATGGAAGGTTATCTGCGAATGGGAATGGGTAAACCTCTCGGCCTTGGGGTAGTGCGCACATCCTTTTCGGCACTTAGCTGCGTCAAAACCTATTGCGGGATGACCTATTTAAAAGAGAGGAAATTAGGGTGGATGATTATCTGCTTCATGAGTTAGGAAGGTCCCTGTACTCATTAGAGAAGGATGGTGACGGGCTAGAAGAACTTCTTACCTTTCACCGCGGGAGTGGTACCACTGATACTCTAGGGCGCGCGGTGTGTTGCTCAAAGCCTCCGGTAAACCTCACGGTGCTGGATCTGTTGGTTCAGACAGAATGCCTGTTGGGGTTCTGGGCGTCGGAGGTGTTGGCGTGTGGTGATGGTGTTGTAGGCCCGGTGCCTGAGGGGATTACGGCTACTGCTGCGTGGTTGCAGCGGTATCTGGATGTGGCAGATGGCGCGCCGTGGGGTGAGATGATGGCGGAAGAAGTGATTGCCCAGGCGCGCATGGTGGCGTCTGTGGTGGAGCCCGACAGCGGGGGAGAGGAACCAACCCCGCCGGAGTGGGCGACGTGCCAAGTGGCGGCGTCGTGGGCTAAGCAGACTGGAGCGCCGGTGTCGCGCACGACTGTCTATCGGTGGGCGCAGTCGGGGAAAGTGGCCACCACAAAGGACGATGATGGCGGCACGCTGGTACGGCTCGGTGATGTGCTGGCGCGTGCCGGGGCGATGCGCGGTTCAGCATCCTTTGGTGTGGGACACGCAGTGGTGTAAACTGGCGTTCGGAACCCCTGGGTAAACACCTAGGGGTTTAGTCATGCATAGGGTTGGGGAGGAGGGGATCATGGGATCACAAGCGAAGAGTATCCAGCAGGAGATTGATCGTCGCTTCCGGTATCACGAAGGCACCGGCGACCAGTGCGAAGACTGCATTAAGGTTCGCGCTAGTATGCAGGCGGCGGCGCATCGTGTGGCGGCGATCGCACCGGACTGTCGTGAGCGTGAGCTAGCTATCACGCACCTAGAGCAAGCACTGTCATGGGCGATTGCTGCTATCGTCCGCCCGCCGCAAGGCGGTGCTGCTGATGGCGTGGCGTAATGGCGTATCGCGCACAACCGCGGCTGAGTGGAAACGCCTACACCGATTAGCGAAACAGCGTCTTTCTTACTGGTGCGCCCAGTGTGGTGCCGAACCAGTGATAGGGCGAGACAGTCTAGAGTTGGACCACGTCGTCCCGGTCGCTGCCGGCGGCACCGACGCGCTCGATAACCTCCAGTGGTTATGCCCGTTATGCCATGCGAAAAAGTCCCGGCGCGAATCGGTGCGCGGTGTTCAGCGTCGGGTAGCCCGGCGCCGGCTGTATGACAGGTTTGCTACCCGCCACCCCGGCCTGAAATAAGGTGACCTATGCCACGTGGGGTGGGGGGTACCCCGCCGCCGGCCGGTCCCTGGTACGACTCACATACGGCCCCCGGCTGTGTACGGGTTTCAGGGTTTTTGCTGGTCAGGATAGGTTTCTTGGTTTTAGGTGTTGGTTGGCGGTGCGTGTTGGGGCTGTGACCTGCGGCTTTGTATTATGGCGTTGGTCACCATTTCCTTGTTTTGTTCGCCCCCCTAGTCGTTGTTGGTTGAAAAAGGTGAATACGTCAAGCTAGTACTAGGTATATCGTAACGCTTGTGGTAAAATACAGATTATGAGATTGGTGTGTGAGGTGTGCGAAGCCCGGCTGGAGATCCCTACACGGGGACGCTCCCCGCGGTTTTGCTCGTCCGCATGCAGGCAGAAGGCCTACCGTCGGCGTCGGCGTGAGCAGCTGCCGGCCCGGATGCGTGAGCTAGATCGGTGGACGGCGGCCGATGGTAAACGCCCCGTCACGCCTACAGGCTCCCCTGCGTCAACTACTAAGCCGGAAACCTGGACCACTCATGCTGAGGTTCAGGATGGTCCGCACGGCGTCATGCTGGGCGGTGGCCTAGCCTGCATCGACCTTGACCACTGCATCAACCGGCGCGGCAAGGTGGCCGACTGGGCGGTTGAGATTATCCAGGCGGTGCCCGGTGCCGTTGTAGAGCGGTCGGTATCTAGGCGAGGCCTGCATGTTTTCGGGCTGCTCCCAGAAGGGCCGGGGCGTCGGCGCGGCTGCGTAGAGATTTATTCCCGGGCAAGGTTCATCCGCACAACGGAGGACATTTACCGTATGGGTGGCCTTGTTGATCTGGCCCCCGCGGTGCGAGTAGCTGCTGCGTTGCAGCGGGAGGGGCGTGTCCCCGAGCGGTAAGCAAACAGTGAAGGAGGGTTGGTTATGGTGCGTGGCCCGGTGCCGAAGCGTAGCGACCAGCGTAGGCGGCGTAATAAACCGGAGGCTGATGCTCCCGCTGTGGTGGTGGCCATGGGGCAGCAGGTGGTGAAGCCGCCCACAGAGGACCGGGCGTGGCACCCGTATGCGAAACAGTGGTTCCGCTCCCTGAAGCGAAGTGGTCAGGCACAGTTCTATCAGGAAAGCGACTGGCAGGAAGCCCGCTTAGTGTGCTGGCTTATCACCCAAGAATTAAGCTCTCCGACAGGTGCCCGTGCTGGGATGATGGACGTAATCTTTTCCCGTGCTGATGCCCTGATGACCACCGAAGGAGCCCGCCGCCGGCTGCGTGTAGAGCTCACCACCCCGAAGATAACGGATGAGGCGAAGGAGGCTACTGTGTCGATCATGGAACAGTATCGGGCTGATCTAGCATGATGATTCCCCCGGAGGAGCGGCTAGACACGCTCCCCCCGGGGGTTCCTGATTTAACACTCGGCTGGGAGGCACTAGCGTGGGCCGCGAAATATTTGAAGCACCCGAACGGGATTCGCGCCGGGTTGCCGTGGGTTTACACCGAACGCCAGGCCAGGTTCATCCTGTGGTTTTACGCGATTGATGAGAATGGCAAGTGGCTGTTCTATAACTCTTTCCGCCGGCTGGCTAAGGGGAGTGGTAAGAGCCCGTTTGCCGCCGCCCTGGCCCTGACGGAGTTGCTGGCTCCGGTTCGGCTTGATCGGTTTGACCCCCAGGTGCCAGGCGCTTGTATCGGTAAGCCGGTAGCCATGCCATGGGTGCAGATAGCCGCAGTGTCCGAGAAGCAAACTGATAATACGATGCGTCATGTGCGTGCGATGGCGAATAAGAAAGCCGCACCTAGATTGCATCGTGATTATGATATTGACCCCGGTAAAACCCAAATCAATATCGTGCCGGAAGGAAAGCTGGAGGTCATTACTTCGTCAGCTATGACCCAAGAAGGCGCCGAAGCCACGTTCATCGTCGGTGATGAGCTCGAACACTGGACGCCAGGCAATGGTGGCACCAAGCTATACAGCACCCTGGCGGACAATTTGGCCAAGTCAGGAAGCCGAATGCTAGGGACCCTGAACGCTTGGGAACCAGGCCTGGGCACGGTCGGCGAGAGCACCTTCCAGGCTTGGTGTCTCCAGGAAAACGGGAAGGCGAAGAACGACCGGCAAATCCTCATGGATATCCGCCAAGCACCACCAGACACTAATCTGGCTGACGCCATTTCGCTTCGCGCTGGGCTGGAGTTTGTGTATCAAGATTGCCCATGGATGGATGTTGATACCATCATCACTCGGGTTTGGTCACCAGAGGCTTCCCCGGATGATTCCAAGCGTAAATACCTGAACTGGCCTACCGCGGCCGCGAACGCCTGGGTAGACCCGAACGATATTACGCTCATGGCTCGCCGGGAAACCATCGTGGCAGAAGGGGAGGAAATTGTCATGTTCTTCGACGGCTCACTGTCCCGCGATACCACAGCCCTGGTAGGGTGTCGGGTTAGCGATGGCCACGTTTTTCTGATTGGGTCATGGGACCCCGGCAACAGCCATAACGACGCCGGCACAGTGGATGTGGAGGCGGTAGACGCGCGTGTGGATAACGCCTTCGCCAGGTATGATGTGAAAGCCTTTTTCGCAGACGTCCGCGAGTGGGAAAGCTTCACGAAGGTCACTTGGCCGGCACGCTATAAAGACCGGCTGCAGCTCTGGGCGAACCCTGGTGGGAAGCAGCCGGAGCCGATTGCGTGGGATATGCGCGGGAAACTTTTCGATTTCACCCAAGCGTGTGAGCTCACAGAAAGAGAAATCATCGAGCATGCTTTTACCCACGATGGACACCCAGTACTTACTGCCCATATGCGGAACTGCCGGCGCGCAGAGAACCGATATGGCATATCAGTGAAAAAGGAGTCCCCATCATCGGCGAAAAAGATTGATGCCGCGGTATGCCTAATCGGGGCCCGCATGGTGCGCAGGCTGTATCTAGAGCACGCGGCGCATCACATGCCAAAGCATTCAGGAAGGGCGGTGTTTTTATGAGCATGAGCCATAGCCAGGTTTTATCTGCTGCGCGTGGTTTATTGGCACAGTATGCCAGGGAACGCCAAGTGTTTGACCGAATCAACAGTGCGATGCGCCCGTGGGATCGACAGGAAATCATTAACCGGTTTGGCATCCTGAAGGATAAAAACGCCAATCTCATGATCGACCGGCAAATCCAGCTCGCTCGGGATTCGCAAACCATGTACCTCCCTTTGGTGCTGGATACGTTCGCGCAGTCGATGAAAGTGGAAGATTATTTCTCCGGGGTTGATGCTGGTGCCCGCGCCAGGGCATGGAAACACTGGCAGCGTAACAACCTCGATGCTAGGCAAACCGGCATTACCCGCGCCGCCCTGCAATACGGCACCTCGTATGCCGTGGTTGACCAGGGGGTTGTAGGCGGCGCGCCAGCTCCGCTGATTACCGGCGTGTCCCCCCGTCATATGACCGCCTATTATGGTGAGGCATATGCTTGGCCGGGTGAGTCCGGTGTGGCATCAGAATGGCCCATTCTGGCCCTAGAGGTCAAGGGCAACCGTATGAGGCTATTCGATGAGGAAAAAATCTACTACATCGGCGCTATCGAAACCCCGCAGGAAATCAAGGATTGGGCGGCTCACCCATGGAACACAGCCCAGAATCTCCAGCTCATCGAAGCCCGCGACCACCACGCGGGTGTGCCCCCAGTCGTGAGGTTCCGCGACCGGTGGCTTCTGGAAGGCGAAGAAGTCGCCGGCATCATCGAACCGTTGATTGCGCTGCAAAGCCGCATTGACCGCACGAGCTGGGAGGCCGCGGTCGCCCAATACTACAGCGCCTTCAAGCAGCGCTACGTCATCGGCTGGGCTCCAGCTGATGACGCTGAGGGCATCCGCATGCGCGCCAGTGACGTGTGGCTCATCGACGCCGACGCGAAAGTCGGCCAGTTTGATGAAACGGATATTCGCCAGTATGTGGATGTGAAGCAGGCATCTATCCGCGATATGGCGGCTATCGCCCAGGTGCCAGCCCAGTCACTCGGCGCTAACGCTATCAGCAATGTTTCCGCAGACGGTTTGGCGGCTATGGAGTCTGCTAAGGACAGGAAATCCTCAGAGATCCGAACCTCCCTAGGCGAATCCTACGAGCAGCTACTACGGCTCTGCGCCCACCTTGATGGCGACCAACAGGAAGCCGCCGACTTTGCGTCCGAAGTCAAATGGGCTGACATGACAGCCCGAAGCTTCGCCCAAACAGTAGATGCCCTAGGGAAACTGGCCACCATGTTAAACATCCCGCCAGAAATCCTTTGGGAAGACATCCCAGGGTTCACTGCTGAAAAAATCAAACGCATCAAGCAAACGATGGCAAAAGCCCCAGGTTTTGATGCTTTTGATGCTACGGCGGAATCACCACTAGGCGACACGATAACGCGCTAACCCCCGGAGAGGCAGGTGACACATGAACCTGTACTCATATCACCAAAACGACCGGAATATCATCGACCGGCTGGCTGAGGCGATCTACAACCTCATCAAAAACCGGGGCGTGCCCACCAGCCTCGACGGAATGTGGGAGCTTGTAACCGAGCTAATCCCCCTGATCCAGGAAGCGCGCACCCAATCATATAAGTTGGCTATCACCCACATTCATTCCGTGGCTATCACCCATGGCGTCCAGATCACCCCAGCGCCCCAAAAACCCTACTATCCTAACGCCGCATGGAAAATGCTAGCCAGGGCCCTGGGATGGAACCCCACCCGGGACCCTATCCCCGGCCGTATCACCGACTACGATGCCACCTACCAGCAGCAGCTTGCAGACAAAATGATTCCCTTCCCGCCCGACCCTACCGACCCCGTCCTGGTCGACAAGGTAGCGCGCCGGGTAGCGGCAGGGGCAACGCGGCATGCCCGTGCCGCAGGTAGGGATGCCATCGCTGATACGGCCGACCGTAATGAGGCTAAACCAGCTAAGCGACAGGTTGTAGTGAAGGTTGATAACGAATCAGATGCTAGGCGACTGCGTGACGAGCTCTCCGACCCCCGCAAGGTAGCAGTTGACCAATATGTCCGGCCGGCCAAGAGCGGTGGGGTAGTGCTGGGATGGGCCAGGGTTCTCACCGGGGCGGAAAGCTGCGCGTTCTGCGCCATGCTCGCTTCCCGCGGACCCGTGTATGAGGAATCCACCGTTCTAACTTCTGAAGAAGGTAAAGCGTACCACGATCATTGCGACTGCAAAGCAGTGCTAGTGATTAAGGGAAGGCCATGGGAGGGTGAAGCCGAATACAAAGCGCTTAAAACGCTCTGGAATGACGCCCGCGATCATCCCACCAAAAATGACCTAGAGATGCCAATAGACCGGTTCAGCAGCCGCTACCGACAACTGGCGAAAGAAAATCCAGAAATATTCGCAACCTTCAAGGATAGCGCTGACGATCCTGGCCAACAGCCAGAGAAGATAGCGACCGACTCCCACTCCGGCAGGGAAGAACATAGCCAGGCTCCCCGACCAGTGGAGGATTCCGGTAGCGTGTCAGAAGACGGCGGCATGGGATTGGCTGGTAGCGCTTTCGAACAGCCAAATAGTGACGGAACATTCACGCTGCCAGCGAAAGACGGATTCCCCGAACTACGGTTATCAACGCTTTACCCATATGATTTGGACGAATACCCGCGGCTGGATGCTCCTGAAACCATGGAGCAGGCAGCAGTGCAGGTATCTCGTGTAAATTCCTTTGCTAACTGTGTGCGTGCTACCGCGGCTACCGTGATGCGGATGCGCGGCTATGATATTTACCCATACGCCACCTTGTATTCCGCAGGTGCTTCTGGCTACCAGATTCTTGAAGCCCTAAAGATGTGGGAAACCCCAGACGGAGAGCCCATAAAAATAATCGAAACCACTGCTAAAGAATGGAAAGATATTCTTGGAGAAATGCCCGATGGGTACGGGATATTTTCATTCCAAATCGCTAATGCTAAACAGCGACATGTGATTCTCTGGCAAAAGATTGATGATGAAGTCGCATTCATTGATGCGCAATTGGGCAAGAAAATTAATCCAGAAGGACCGCAATATGGCGTTGAGGCGTCAGCACCTATTATTCTAGTAAGACTGGATGACGCTACCCCGGTGGATTGGCGATTGCCAGATGTCATCCAACCATTTGGTAAAATATAGCTAATCTATTGGGAGGTGTTTGACGTTGATCGGTAAACAGGCTGCATACAGTATCTTTCGTGAAGAAGCAAATAAGATAGTGAAAAAGGGCACACCACATGCAAGCGCTGAAGGTATGGAAAACTCCGAGTATTTTTTCACCCCTATCGCTGCGGTAGAGGCATTTGATGGGGATGAACGCTTCCTGAATCCTGAAGGCACGCCTTTGACGTTAATCCGCAAAAGCACCGGAGAGGTAGTTCACTTACACTTCCAAACTGATGAGTGGGGAAAGATTGTGGAAACCATGACTCCTGTTAACTACGCAGCAGCGTAATCCACTCCGACTAATCAACGAAACCCGCGGTCTCACATTTGAGGGGCGGGTTTTCTCGTGCCCGAAACCATTATCTGGGTTGAAGGCCACGATTTGAAATCCGACCCCACTGAGCAGTGGGGTTTATCTATTTACATTTCACGCAATCAAGGAGGCAATCATGCCGAATAATATCGCCGATACCCAAGACGAAAAACAGGAAGAAACCACGAACCCTGCTGTGCAGAACCCCCAGGAAGAATCCTCCCCATCGCAGTCCCCAGCCCCGGAGATGACTCTAGAAGAAGCCCTAGCGGAGCTGGAAAAAACCCGGCAAGAACGTGACGCGGTTCAAGCCGCCGCCCAGAAATGGCAGCAGCATGAGGACTCACAGAAATCAGAGCTCCAGCTAGCCCAAGAGAAACTAGCCGCAGCCCAGCAGGAACTCGCCCAAGCCCAAACCGCGAACCTGCTGCTGGAAGTCGCAGCGGCCCACGGCATCAAACCTGAGGACGTGCCGCTGCTGGGCACTGGCACGAAAGAAGACCTAGAAGCCCGCGCTACCAGGATTAAAGAACTCTACGGTGCAGGAAATACCGCCCCGCCGTCGAATAGCCCCCGCCAAAACATCCAATCCGGGTCCGGGGTAGGTAACGAACCCCAGCAAGACCCGGTAACCTACCCCAGCTCATGGGTGCCTAAAGCACTCCGCAAAAACCACGACCAGTAAGGAATACCATGGATATCACTAAAGTTCACTACGATCCAGCAGCCGCCATCACAGTGAAAGCGAAGAAGAAAATCCCCGCCGGCACATTCGTTGTTCCCGCCGACGACATTGTTGGCCGAACCCCGGTCGTTGATATTGCCGCTGCTGACGCTTACCCGTTCGGTGTAGTAGCTCATGATGTAGACAAGGACGGCTATGTCACTGTTTACCGCGCCGGGCATGTTCTTGATGCCCTAGCCGCAGGCACATTTGTTGCCGGCGACAAGCTCAGCACCGCAGCCGACGGCAAGATCGTCAAGGCTGCTGCTGGCCCTGTAGTCGCTATCGCGCTCACCAAGGGCACATCAGGTAAACCCGCCACTATTGCCCTACTCTAAGACAAGGAATTTCTCATGCCTAAAAACACTGGCCTTTTCCCCGGCGTCGCCCCGACAGTGGCCGACGGGGTTATCACACTGGACATGATGCTCCAGGAGCCCACACGTATCGCCCGCTATATCGCTGATATTACTGCCCTTGGTATGTTCACTGACCGGATTTTCTCCACTGGTGAGGCTAAGGGTGGCGCTATCCTCTACGAGGTAGCGCTGAAGAATGCCCTACTGGCTGACGACCATAATGGTGTCATTGCCCCGGGTGGTAACTACCCCACGGTTGATGTCACTACTGATGACCCCAAGGTCATCAAGACCGTTAAGGTCGGCGGTAAGTTCTCCGTGACTGATGAGGCTGCAAAGCGCAATGACCTGACTATGATGCAGCGGCGTGCCCAGCGGGTCGCAAATACTATGGTTTATGATCTGGATGGCATGGGTATGCAGGCTGTCCGCGAAGCCCTCACCGCTTACGATGCGGATATCATCAAGGTGGAGTCCGGTGGCTGGGCAACCATTAACAAAACCAAGAAGCTGGATCAAACCGCAGCCAAGTCTATTCGGGCTGACATTAACAAGGCCTTCACTGAGGGGCGAAAATCCCAAATGGGCTACGTGTACAATCTCCTAGCTCTCCACCCCGATGACCACCTGGAATTCTCCAATGCCTTTGACGACGATGAGGCAGAATCCAAGTTCCTGCAGAACAAGGGCCTAGAGGTTATTTCCAGCCCGCTGGCCACTAAGGGCGAAGGCTGGCTCATCGCCGAGCAACAAGTAGGCACGATGGGCGTGGAAGAAGGCATTACCACCACGACCTACCGTGATGAAGATCGGGACCTGACTTGGACGAAAACCCGCGCCATGCTCGCCTACGCGGTAACAGACCCGCTGGCGGTCATTAAGATCACCGGCCTGGGTAGCTAGCATGCCGGCCTACGCATCCCCGGATGATCTGCGTGCCCGCGCCAGGCGACTCATCCCCGATAGCATAGAAGATAGCGACCTTCAGGTGCTGCTGGAGGATGCTAGTGTGTTCCTCCGCGCCACATACCCGACCATCCCAGAAAACCCAGATGGGCTCCTGGCGTCGGTGCTGCGGGTTGTCACGGTTGCCATTGTGAAGCGCGCTCTGTTGGCGGAGAAAAACGCCGAGTTCTCGGATGGTGCCCAGTCCGTCACTGATACTGCCGGTCCGTTCACCTCTACGCTATCGTTCCGTAACAGTGAGGGGAACTTCTTCATCTCCGCCCAGGAGCGCACGATGCTGGAGAACGCCCTATCTAAGCAGCGATTCCGGTGTATTACTGCCGAAGGATGGTGATGCTATGGCCACGATCCGAGTGCTCCGCCGCAGCCGGGATAGGTTTGGTGACTTGACTGCCCCGGTGCCGGTTCTCACGATCCCTGGGGCGAGAATCGCCTGGGCTCAGGCCACGGTCGATACAGACCGCAGGGCGGTGGTGTCTACCCGGCCAACGGTGTATATCAAACGCCTGGCCCCAGATATCCGTACTGGTGACGTCATTGAGGTTTTCGGAAGAAAGCTCAAGGTCATTGAGACGCAGTTGTGGGAGCATCCCCGCAGGGAGGGCGTCATCGTGGGGACTGCGGTTATCTGTGAGGAGGTGCGATAGCATGAGATTCTCACCCCGGATCATGAAAGGATACCTGGAGGGCCCCGAGGTGGAGGAGCTCTTGTATCGTGCCGGCTATTTAGCGCAGGCCATCTATGCTACGGTGGCGCCCCGGGATACCGGCCGGCTAGCAGCCTCTGGCGCAGTCGATGTGGAAATAGCCCGCCCCTACACGGTGGGTACCGCCCGTAAACGCCTGGTGGCCACGGTCTCGATAGACGCCCCCTATGGTGTGCCGGTGGAGTTCGGGCACAAGATCAAATCCCGCCACGGGCGCAAAGCAGTTGCGCCCCGGGCGATGCTACGTAAAACAATTAAGGCGGTGCGACTATGACCATTACCATTCCTGACGACCTGGTGCCGTGGCCGGATGTGGAACAACTCATCGTAGATGCCCTCGACGGTGTGGCCCAGCAGATGGCGCCCCAGCCGTGGGTGGGCACGTGGATTCCCGACGACTACGAAACCCAGATCCAGCAAGCCCCACTGATTGTGGTGCAGCGCACCACCGGTGCTGCTGATTTCAACAACCAGGTAGACGTCCCACTTGTGGAGATTGGGGTGCTAGCCGAAACCCGCGCCGACGCCCAAAAAATCAACAGCTATTTGAGGGCGTGGATGCTAGATGCATTCCCCACCCACCCGCAAGTACCGGTCCGTATCGTGAGTATCACCGAGCGGGTGGGATCAGTCATGCCCCCCTGGATCAACCCCGACCACCGGTATGTGAACGCACTTTACGAGATCACTATCCGCAGGCCCCGAAAACACACATAACAACCCCTTGCCTCCGGGCTTTCCTGGGGGCTTTCTTAATGCCCGCAACGTGCGGGGAAAGGAGATAGCCGTGACCACCACGGATTTCTACAAGCTAAAAGACAAACAGAGCGACCTATTATTCGCGCCCCTGGACTACCTGCTTTTGATGTGCCCCTATGGGATTGAAATCCCAGATCGCATCACCGACAGCAACGGAAACCTGTTGGAGTTGCCGGAAGGCTGGTTTTCTATCGGTGAGGGTGAGAAAAAAGCCGGCGTTGACCTGGCCCCCGACTCTAAAGTTGAAGGCCCTGAAGGTTACGGTAGCCCCGGCCGCCGCCGCACATTCGTAACGGAAGAAACGTTCACGGTTGATGTCACCGCCCAGGAATCTCGCTTGCGAACCCTGGAGGCATTCTACGATTTGATGGAGGCCCAGTATGATGAGGGCACCGGCTATTTCGCTAAGAAGCGCCGGGCTGCCCGGGTGCGGGAATATTCCAGCATCCTGGTCGCTAAAGATGGTGATCCGGGGCATGAAATCTACCCCTATTTCGTTTTTCCCAAGATGACGATTGAGAAGAAGGGTAAGCAGTCTTTCTCCGAAACGGACGTCATTAAGTATCCGATTACTCTGGGCGCGCAGGATGATGAAAAATACGGTGCCCTGTATGGTTTCGGCTTGTGCGGCCCTGGCTTCACCCCAGAGCTAGCAAAGCTCATGGGTATCACCGGCGCCCACAAACTATCCGACGCCAAATACAAGTTCTCCGTCAAGGGTGCCACGTCTGGCACGTACACCATCACCATTGGTGGGAAAACCACCGCCACCATCACTTATAACGCTGACGCCGCAGCGGTGCAGGCGGCGATTCGTGCTTTGGGTGAAAACGAGGCTGAGGTTACCGGCACGGTGGATGCTGGTTTCGTGATCGCTAAGGTATCCGCCGCCCCAACGGTTGCTGCCACTGGTTTGGCGGGTGGTGGTTTCCCGAAATCGGTGGAGGTCACTAAGGACCCCTCCTAGCCCTCGCCGGTAACAACACCTTACCTGGTCGAGGGCTCCTACCAACTGCCGCCCCATAAAACTGTAAGGAGGAACCGAACCATGGCGTATGCCCGTAACATCTGGCATAACGACGACCCCGCAACTCCCCTGTCGGCGGAACGCCTAGATCGCATCGAGCAGGGCATCGAATCGGCTCATGTCACCGCCGATGCTGCGACTGTCGCTAGTGAAAGCCTGAAAACCCGGGTTACTAGCCTGGAAAGGCTGAAAGACCAGCCCGCGCAGGTAGACCCGCAGGCCATCAAAACCGCGGTAGCCGACGCCCTCAAGGCCCAGCCCCCAGTTGATCTTGGGCCGATCACTAAGCGACTCACCGCACTGGAAACCAAACCCGCCAGCACTGTGCGGGAGCAGGTACAGCAGTCCGGCCTGCTCGGGCGACTCATGGACCGCGCAGGGGTGAAAACCCGCGCCATTGGTGTTGGGTGGGAAGACACCTCGAACGCGGCCGACCGCGACTGGGCGACTATCGCCCAGAAAGCCATAGCCAAGGGGTACAACACCATTGACCTGGCTGTGGGCCGACCCGAATGGACACTCTTCCCGTGGCCGGCCCACCTAGAGCGGGTGTCTATCGACGCTGGGAAAAACCCCATCCGGGACACCATCACCGCCCTCCGGGCTGCTGGGATCGAAAATGTTTTCCTCACCCTGGACATGATGATTACCACCACACTGGGGAAACAGCCCGAGTGGAAGGCTGTTTCCCGGGACGGCACTATCCGGGACATGCCATCACCCGCAGCACTCACCAACCCAGGTGATATCCGGGACATGCTCGGTGGCGCCGTCTCCCAGGTCGCCACCGAGTACGGGGACCTGATTGACGGCATCATCATCACCGAACTGTTCTGGGATTCCGGCTCGTTCTCCGCCCACGACCTCACCCTATACAAGAGTGATACCGGTGCCGCCGACTGGCCGCGCCGGGGTGATGGCACCCCGCATGAGAGCAAGGAATACCAGGAGTGGCTGACTACAAAGATGGCTGATTTCATCGGCTATTGCCGTGGCCTGACCGGGGGAATCCCCCTCATCATGGATGTGCGCGCGAACTGGGCCACCCCGGTAGCTGGTGATGTGGGTAGCGGACATGACTACTCGAAGCTACTGCGAGTCGCCGATGAACTCCAGGTGTGGGCCTACTACAACACCGGTGACGAGGCGAAAGCCACAGCGTTGTCTGCCACGTTGGATAGGCAGTGGCCGGGGCGGATCCGCACAGCACTAGGGCTGTGGTCAGCGACCCCTACGTCCGTAGGCCAGGTGCTCACGGCCCTTACCAACGCTCCTCGGGTGCAGGTCACCCCCTACTCGAAGATGGGCTCCCTACTCTAGCCCACAGTTCACCTAATAACCCCCAACCGCCGCGGTAAGCACCATCGCCTACCGCGGTTTTTTCACCCCCATGAATGGAGACAAATAAATCATGCCAAGAAAAACCACAACCAGTACCACGAAAAAGCCCCAGGCTGCCCAGGCGGATCCGGCAGGGGACCGGTTTGAGCGATTCCGCGCCCGCGGCATGGCCATGCAAAACCGTGCTGGGCATCGCCGCCGCACGTTTGTGACCGATGACCCGTTTGTGCTTGGTGAGGAGTATGGGTTCACCCCGCCGATTGAGATCCAGAAGCCAATCTACACTGATCGGCTCGCTATTGAGGAGATGGCCCGTGCTGGCAACGCCACCGGTGTGCTGCGCCTCCTTTTCAAGGATGACTACCGCCGCTTCCTGGCCGCCCTCAATAACGTTGGTGATGACGCGGAGGAAGTAGCAATTGGTGTGTTCATCGACATCCAAGCCCATTTCTACGGTGAGGGGATTGTTGATGAGCTGGTCACTTTCCCTATGTAACCGGCCTCATCAACAAGTACGGGCCGGAGATTAGGTGGGACCTCCACCACTATCTACATATTGACCTCGATGATTTCCTGCGTGGCGAGCGGCACTGGGCGACTTTTATTGAGCTCCTAGAGCAGTTGCCGCCAGGTTCGCACTACCTGGCGGCGCTTGCTGACGATGATGATTTGGCGGAGCAGGTGCTGCGGGATCGGAAAGAGAACCCGCATGCGCCCCCGTCGCTGCGGGAGTGGGACGGCACCCAAGCTAAGCTCACCCAGTTGATTGAGCTCACCCAGGCCTTGTGCGCTATCACAGCTCGCCTGGAGACGTCGCTGCCGCCGCCGCCCCGACCAATAACCGCCGCTGACCGTTTGGAGCAGCAGCAGCGGAAAGCCAACATGGATGATCTGCTCACGGGCTTGCTTGGGGATCGAGCAGAAATCCACTAACAAAAAAAGGGGGGTGGTGGTCATGGCCGAGTACACTGCGGGCGTCGCAAAAGTCGAGATCAGGCCGAATCTTTCGGGGTTCTCTAAGCGATTGAAAGCGGAGCTAGAGCGGATTAATGCCCAATTCGGTGTAGAGATCCGCCCGGATTTGAGCGATTTCCGGGAGCAGTTGCGCGCCGAAATGGCTAATCTCCCTACCGCTGAAATTGATGTGGATGTGGATGCTGCCGCGGCCAAGGGGAAAATCGCCCAGCTGGGCCGGGATCAGAAACTCACGATCCAGGCCGAGGCAGATACCACAGAAGCTAAAAACGGTATCGAATACCTCACCCGCCCGCAAAAGGTCACTATCGAGGTTGATGCTGATACTGCCCCCGCTAAGGAGCGTATCGACCAGGCCGCTAAGAAACGCCACACCACGGTTGAGGTTGATGCGGATACCGCGGCGGCGAAAGCAAAGATCGCTGCTGCCGCCCGCGACCGTAAAGCCAAGATCGACGTGGACACAGGTGGCGCCGCGGCCGGGTTGTCATCCATGGCCACGCAGGCTGCTGGTGCCGCATCATCATTGGGCATGGTGGCAGCTCAAGCAACCGGCATCGGCATCATTGGCGTTGCCGCGGCTGGCTGTATCGGCCCCCTGGCGTCTGTAGCAGCCGCCGCCTCCGGCGTGATCGGTGTACTGGGTGTACTCCCCGGCATAGCTGCATCTGCCGCGGCAGGCCTGGCCACCCTAGGCATCGGCCTGAGCGGTGTGGGTGCGGCGTTTTCTGCCATGGGGAAATCCGCCGGCGGCGCAGCCGACGACACCGCGGACAAGCTGAAACAACTCCAGCGGCAGGTGGAGTCTGCCGAACGCGGCCTAGTGCAGGCCAACCGTCGGGTAGAAGACGCCGAACGTCGGGTAGAAGACGCGCAGAAGAACACCCGGAAAGCCCAAGACGCCCTCAACGACGCCCGTAAAGAAGCCGTCAAAGACCTGAAAGAGCTCAAGGGTGAACTGGAAGACGCGGCCCTAGGGGAAGAAGAAGCTGTCCTGGCGGTCGCCCGCGCCCGCCAATCCCTGATTGACGCCCAGGCCGATAAGGATTCTTCCGGCCTGGATATCGCCGAAGCTGACCTGGCATACCGCAAAGCGGTCAAAAACCTCGATGAAGTGCGGGAGAAAAACAACCAGCTAGCCAAGGACGTGCAGGCAGCGAACGACGCCGGTATCGAGGGCTCGCAGAAGGTTCAGGACGCGAAGGAAAAAGTCGAGGCCGCCACCCGTGGGGAAGCCGACGCGCAGCGCACCCTGCTAGAGGCAAACGAAAACGTGCTGGTCGCCCAGGAACGCCTCGATGACGCCCTGGAAAACCTGGCGAAGGGGGCGTCTTCCGCTGCTGGTGGCGTCGACCCCTTCGCCGAAGCCCTAGCGAACCTGTCCCCGAAAGCACAAGAATTCGTGCTGGCCATGCAGGCCTTGGGCGACCAGTGGCAGGACCTGAAATTCGCGGTGCAGGACAATCTATTCGACGGCTTGGCTGAGGACGTCACGAACCTGGCGACCGTGCAGCTCCCCGTGCTGAAGACCGGCCTGGCGGGGATCGCTAGCGAAATCAACACTGGGCTGCGCGCAAACATCGCAGCACTATCCAGTGAGGCTTCCCAAACCGGACTGGCCACCATGCTGGAAAACACCCGGCAAGCGTTTGCCGGCACAAACCAAGCTGCCGGACCTCTCACCCAAGCCATTGTGGATATCGGCGCAGCAAGCTCCGCATATTTGCCCCAGCTAGGCCAATATCTGGGTGAGGCAGGTGCCCGCCTGGGCGAATTCCTTACCCAGGCAACCCAAACCGGGCAATTCGACCAGTGGGTGCAAAACGGCATCAACACCCTGAAAGGCATCGGCCAAACCCTAGCTGACGTGGGCGGCATCATCAGCGGTGTGTTCCAGGCCGCAGCCACCGCCGGCCAGTCTTCCCTGGGCCCACTTGGCCAGGTGCTATCCATGGTCAACGAGTTCGTCAATAGCGTGCAGGGGCAGCAGGCACTGGGGTCGTTCTTCTCTTCCATGACTGATGGCCTGGCCGCCCTCATGCCTATCCTATCCACAGCCCTCACCTCTATCGGCACCACGATCATGCCGGCCATCAGCGATTTCATCCAGCAGGCCGCGCCGGGTGTTCAGATGTTTGTGCAGGGTTTCGCGGATGGGTTGTCTGCTTTGGCTCCGGCGATGGGGCCGATTGGCCAGCTGCTGAGCGATATCGGTGCCGCCCTAGCGCCGCTTCTCCCCGTGTTGGGCGAGTTATTAACTGCTGCCTTGGTGCCGGTTGCGCAGGGTTTGAGCCAGGTGGTAGGTGCGTTAGCGCCAGTGATCCAAATTGCTGCTACGGCCTTGACCCCACTGATTCAGCAGCTGGCCCCAATTTTCTCGGACCTGGTGGGCATGCTTGCCGATTTGGTGACGCAGTATTTGGGGCAGTTGATGCCGTTCCTTCCGCAGATGGTGGCGGCATGGCAGCAGATCTTTGATGCGGTGGCTCCGCTGATCCCGGTATTCACCAAGTTGGCGTTTGATATTATCTCCCCGCTAATCGGGGTCATTGGGGCTCTGATGCCGGCGATTGTAGGTCTGGTGCAGGTATTCGCCACGATTATTACGGCTGTTGCCCCGGTGATCGCTATTATCGGTGAACTCATCGGCGCCGTCGTGAAGGTCCTGGCGGCAATCATTAACTTTGTGGTGCAGGCAGTGACGAACTGGGATTCCTTCAAAGCCCGGTTGGTTGCTGCGACTAGCCAGTTCATCACGAAGATCATCAGCAGTTTCCAGCAGTTCATTTCCCGCGCTGTTAACCTGATCGTTGATTTCGGCAAGCGGCTGGTGAACCAGTTCGTGGCTATGTGGAATAACGCCTCGGGCGCGGTAGCGAGCGGTGTGAAGACCGTAGTGGAAAAGGTCAAGAGTATCCGCCAGCTGGTGCTTGACGTGTTCAAGGGCGCCAAGGATTGGTTAATTAATGCCGGCAAGACCATCATTAGTGGCCTGTGGAATGGCATGAAAGACATGTGGGAGAACGTCACGGAGTGGTTTAGCGATAAGCTGAGCGCTATCCGTAGCCCGTTCTCCAGTCGCGCTAGCCGCCACGCCACCGGTTCGATCCGCCGTTATGCTGCTGGTGGGGAGGATCATTCCCCGCAGATTGCCGCTGGTGGTGAATGGCGAGTGTGGGCAGAGCCCGAGACCGGGGGAGAGGCATACATTCCTCTGGCTAATGACTACCGACGCTCCCGTGCTGTGGCGATTACTGCCGCGGTAGCGGACCACTTCGGTTATAGTCTGGTGGATGCCAAGGGTAAGGGCTTCGCCCCGGTGGCGAAGGGCAGCCTAGGCCCCACGGATGTGCGCGCCTTCGCCGAGGGCGGCATCACCATTGAGGACCTGGATACGTTTGCTTCCGACCTGGAGGGCAAACCCTACGTGTGGGGTGGTGTCCACTGGGGCGACTGTAGTGGCGCCATGTCGGCGATTGCCCGCTACACCGCGGGCGTCGACCCTTGGGGTGGCAGGTTCACGACCGCATCAGAAAAAGAAGGCCTGGGTGCGCTTGGGTTCCTTCCTGGCTTGGGGCCTTCTGGGTCGCTGCAGATTGGCTGGTATAACGGGGGCCCGGGTGGCGGCCACACCAGTGGCACCCTCCCATCCGGCACCGCTGTTGAGATGGGTGGCGGCCGCGGCAATGGCCAATTTGGTGGCAGTGCGGCACCTGCTAGCCACCCCCAGTACACGGATCATGCGCACGTGCCGGCAGAGTTTTTCGCCCCGATCAAAGTGCCCCGCATGGGCGGTTTGGGTGATATTGATTTCGGCCACACCACCACTGCTGATGCTTCCGCCAGTGCTGTGGAAACCACTGACCCGTCGGGCGATAAACTCAAAAAGTTCAGGTCGTCGGGTAAGTCTGACCCGGATTCGTATGTGACCGGGGCGAAATCAGATGGCCCATCCAGTATTTCGGAGATTGTTGCTGATTTCGCTAAGACCGCGGCGGCAGGCCACACTAAGGACCTGTTGGGCCTGGTTGGCATATCTGATGATATCCCGATGGTGAAGGCCTATAGCCAGTGGCTAAAAGCCCGCCAGAGCGTATCGAAGCGTTCAGGCACCGCCGCGAAGCAGAAAGAAATCACCAGCCTGTCCCAGGCGGCAGCGAGCGTGATTGACGCCGACCCGCAGGTGGATACGGTAGAGGTCACCGGCCTGGATCTGGTGGGTGGCCTCTCGCCGATCAAGGCACCAAAAGCCGACGATGGTGACATCGACCATGTGTATGTGCCAGGCGGTGGCGCTGAGCAGTGGCGTGGCATGGCCATGGCGGCAATGCGCAGGGTTGGTTTCAACGCGGACGATCCGGCCCAGGTCAACGCCATGATAAAGCAAATCCAGTCAGAATCTGGCGGCGACCCGAACATTGCCCAGCAGATCGTGGATGTGAATGGGTCTGGGGAATCAGCGGGGGTTGGTCTGCTGCAGATCATTCCGGCAACCTATGCCGCCCACCGGGACCCCGAGCTACCGGACGACCGCCGGAATCCGTTCTCGAATATGGTTGCGGCCTTGCGCTACTACCGCAGCCGTTACGGTTTTGATTTGACCACGATGTGGGGGCAAGGCCACGGCTATGCAGGTGGCGGCCTGGTGGAAGGCCCTGGTGGCCCCACTGATGATCTCATCCCCGCATGGCTGTCCAGTGGTGAGTTCGTGGTGCGTGAGGCGGCAACTAGGCATGCCAGGCCGCTGCTGGAAATGCTCAACGGCGATCCGCAGCACGCTAGGGCCATCACCCAAGCCGTCACGGGTGCCCCACCGAACCCACCTGAGGAACCATCTGCGCCGGTGGAAGTGCACTATCACATTGAAACAAACAACGTGGAGGAAGGCCTGCGCCGGTCGGAGATGCACGCCCGGCAACAGGTCATGGCCATGAACGGCGCATAGCCGTTGCGCCGTTGAAAGGAGCTGGTTGGTTGTGTTGGATATTGGAACCCCCGCCCGCATCGACATCACGGACATCCACGGTCGCACGTGGACTGTTTCCGGTGCGGGTGTGGGCGCGGAAGGTGTCGAGCTGGCTGAGGAACCCCAGGGCCTGTTTGATGAGGCGCCGATCTCTGGGATCTGGCAGCAGTCGGCGTTCCAGGAGGGCTCCACCTACCTGGGCCACACCATCGAACCCATCGACCTGGTGTTGGGATTCGACATCTACGGTGATGATGGTGACTGGGAAACCATCGAATCCCGCTTTTATTCGGGCTTCGCCCCGGATACTCCCGCCACCATCATGGTCACCACCAACAGTGAGTGCCGCACCCTAGAGGTCGTTAAGCTCAAGGAGAGCAAAACACAGTCGAAGAAAGACCCCAGGCTCCTTCACCACTCCAAACTCATCCTGAACCTGCGCGCCCCGTTCCCGTTCTGGAAAGGGGACACGCACGTAGCCGCGTTCAAGGCCATCCCGGGTAGCACCAGCGGCACACTGACGGTGCATAACCCCACCGATCGGCCTCTGTGGATGCAGTGGGCGATGACCGCACCAGGCCAGTGGACTATCCCTGATTATGATTTCGCGGACCCCACTGGCCGCGATGGGCGCCGCACCATCACCACCCCACAACTCCGCCCCGGGGAAGACTTGACGATCGACACCTACCCACGCCATGAACGCTATGTAGCCGCCAACGGCTCCAACATTGCAGGTAGGTTTGCTGGTGTGGATTTCCTCTACCCACTGCCACCCCACACACCACCCACCGTGGTACCAGTCAAAGCCACCCTCACCGGCGGCGTGGAGTCATCCATCCAGTGCCACATGATCGAATACTGGACCAGGCCCTGGGGCGGAAGGAGGCTCTAATGACCACCACCCCGCACCTCATGCCAGGCACCCAAAACCTCGACCAACCCACCCTAGACCGGCTAGAAGCAGTGTGGCGGAAAGGCCAAACCCTCAGACAAGACCGCATCCTAGCCCGCCGCACCCCACCCCTCATCCGGCTTTGGGACGGCGACTGGAACCTCAAAGGCCGCCTGGTAGACGCCATCCACGCCAAATTCGGGTGGAAACTCAACGACACCGGGGCCGGTACCATTACCATCCCGATAGATCACTGGCTTGCCACCTGGGCCCTCGACCACCATAGTCGCCCCACAAAAAACATCCACATCACCATGGACAAAGACGGGGCACGCTGGAGTGGCCGCCTGAAATCCACCCGCCTAGTAAAAGAACGCACAGGCCAAAGATACCTGGAACTCAACTTCCTCCACGACTACGAAGAGCTCAAACACATCTATGTATGGCCCAACCCACTCACCCCAGCGGCAGTCCAATTCCCCCGCACTTTTATGCTGCTAGGCCCCACCCGGTGGGCTCTCAAGACCGCCCTCATGCTTAATATCTGGCGCTTGGAGGGCTCCGTGTGGGCGCTCCCCGACGACCCACTCGACCTCACCGAATGGACCGACACATTCAACCCCCGCACCTGGGCAATCCAAGTCGCGCCGGGGCGGATCGGTGGTGATACCACCCCATGGACTATCATCTCGTCACGAATGAAAACGTGGCATGATATGGCGGCCACCTCGCTGCGGCAGGCCCAGCTCATGGTGGAATGCCGTAGATACCTAGAGGGGGATCCGCTTCCGTGGCCGGGTGCGAAAATCCGGCACGGGTGCCTGGTTATCGACATTGTGGACAAGAGCTCGTGGTTTGATCCTGAAGGCACTTCCCTGTGGGGCACCATCCGGGAAGGTTTTCTCCGCACCACCCAACAACTGGTTGGCCATAACGTGGACACCGAGCACACAGTGATCCCCAACCCAAATATCCCGGTGAAGTATTCTGCCCCGAATTGGCTTGGCACCATCCCCCAGTGCCCTTATGTGCTGTACCGGGATGCTCCGCTAACCGGTATAGAGGCAGCGGATTTCACCTGGGAGCCCGCCACCGCGGTCCAAATCCTCACCGGTGGACATTCCACCTATGGCGTCAACGAAGCCTTATCATCCCTGGTGACACTGGTCGGTAATTATTTGGGCATGTTTATTGCCACACCGACCATCGGTGTGATTGCCGATACTCTCCTCAAACCCTTCTACGAAGACACTATCTTGGCCTGGATGTCACTAAAATCAATCCAGCGCAGCCGCACCCTAGGATGGTCAAAATACTGGGAACACTTCGCCGAAGGGGCAGACCGCGGCTATACGCTTTCCGCTCTGGCCGCGCTCCGGGAGGGTTTTTGGGACACCCGCGAAAAAACCTCCCACAAACTCACCTTGGGCGATGGTGCCCCATATTTCATCGGCGACCGCGGCCAAGGACACTTTTTCCTGGGCGACCGGATCGGCGCCACCATCAGGGGTATCCCCGGTGACCAAGTAGTGGTAGAGCAGGTCACTGAAATCACCTACGAGCTAGACCGCGACACCCGCGGCTGGGCGTGCGTCTGCGGGGATCCCCAGGCCCAGCACTCACCCCTGGAACAAATCCTCACCAGGGTGAAATCCTCCATGAGCAGCATCCATGATCTAGGAGTTATCTAATGCCCATCCCTCTCCAAACCGCCTGCGACCCGGAATCCCCAGAAGAACACGCCCTCTGGGCCCTTGTCGGCCTGGTCGGCCCCGCCGCATCCGCGCCCCTCGTAGTCCCCACCAGCACGCTTAGGCAATGGTCGGAGCACCTCTACCGGTGTGGTTTCCGCCACCACCCAGAACTGCAGGAAATAAAATACGTGCCGCCCCTCGGTCCCCATGATTGGATCACCGCAGCCGGCGGCAAATGGGTAGACATCAACCAGCCCCTCCCGCCCGAGGTCACCGCCCCGGATATCTCTCATCTTTCCATGGCGGAAAAACGCGCCCTGCTCAACCAACTCACTACAGATCTCACACCCCCAGAACCTACCACACGGCAGGAGGCGACAGTGAACTATGACTGACCCAAAGGCCCTCATCGAAAGCGGCGACTACCCGCTAAAAACCACCGGGGACACGCTAGTAGGTGCCCAGGTCAAAACCATCACCCCCTACACCGAACAAACCGTCAAAGACCGCGCCCGGCAACAGGCGCTCGAAGCCATGCCCTTCGGAAAGAAAGGTTTGCCCGAGCTCATGGCCGACCTAGGCAAAACCGTACTCAGCGGCATCGCCGACATCTTCCGGGCTCTCGCCACCGGCGCCACCTTCGTCGTCAAAACCGGCCTCGAATTCATCGGCAGCCTACTGGGCCGGGTCTTCGACGCTGTAGGCAGTCTCATCAAACCGATGCAGAAAGAAATCAAGACCGGCCTCTCCGGCCAGCTCGCCCTCAACGACCGCATCGACCTGCTCGACGGCGCCCCGGGCTATGTGTGCGCGTATCAGACGGTAAATCTAAATAGTGCCTGGCAGGCAAATACGGCGCGGACTTTGCCCTTTAAGGGACAAGTGGGGCCGGCGAAGAATGCGCATTTGGATACGGACACCGGAATGATTGTGCTGGACGCGAAGGGCTTGTGGACGTTTAACGCCAGGTGTCATATTGGGAAAACCATCTATACCGGCTGGGGGTACTGTGACGTGAATCTGCTGGTGTACACGCCTGAGGGGGACTTGTATCACGAGGTGGCGGCGACTTTTGAGACCCCGCAACAATATGCGCAGTCGCTGGTGCTGGCAACAGAACCGGTTGTGGTTGACCGGCCTGGGTATAAGGCAAAGGTTCAGATCTACATGGCGAACTGGCGGACGTGCTATGGCGGCACCCGCTATTCAAGTTTTTCTGCTATCCGCCATTCACATGAGGTGGAAAACGTCGGCGAGCAGACTGTCCGAGACGAAGTATAAAACCAACAAGGAGGAAAAATATGCGAACATTAATCATTGACCTGCGCGATGTGGGCGGTAAGCCCCACCCCGAGGATTACGTGCTCTTGCAAGCACCAGCGCTCCGTGGCTCCGCCGATTTCACGGGGTCGGTTATCATGACAGCTCCCGTGCATGTTGATCTGACCGACGGCAAAGCCGAGGTCCAGGTAGAGTCTGGCCCGCTGCTGGTGCAGATCCGCACCCAATCCGTGCGTGGCAGTGCCCCGTTTGAGGTTGTGGTCCCTGAAGGCACTGGCCCCGTATCACTGCGTACATGTATCGAGCGTAGCTTCCAATACCGCCCAGCGGTGGAGTCAGCGGTGGCGGCGGACGCTGACCGCGCCTATGCTGCCTGGCAGGGTGCCATCACTGCAGAACGCGCTGCTGAGGTGGCGGCGAAGAAAGCAGCAACTGCTGCGGAAAACGCCACTGCTGCGGTGCAGCCGACGCCTCCCGCCACCGCCACTGTGCAGGGCAAGATTCAGCTTGCTGGAGATCTGACTGGTACCGCCGTTGAGCCTAAGGTTATTACTGCGGGGGATGTGGATTTCAGTATCCATCATGATGCGCAACGGGCTGCGTTTGTGAAGACTCGGGCGGATGGTCGGATCGCTATCACCACGCCCTCGATCACTAAGCCTGCTCATGCAACCAACAAGGACTACGTGGACAAAGCCGATAACAAACTCCGGCTGGAGAAGGCCGATAAGGAGCACACGCACCAACTCCGCGATATCCAGGGCCTTCCCCCGGCAGCCTCAACATTCCTCACCCCTGGCCAGTCCTCCCTCATGATTCGCAGTGACACCGGTAACGCGGATGTCAGCGATCCTGTCACCGCCACCCATATTGCTAATAAGGGCTATGTTGATACCAAAATCAAGGAGGTGAATCGGCGCATTGATGTGCCGGAAAATGATGATATTGTCCGCTGGGATGACGGTCAACTTGTCTTCACCCGGATTGGCGCTATGGTGTGGGCCGTTGTCGGGGCTGCTTCCGCTGGTGTGAAAGGCACCCTCCCGCCGAAATTACGCCCAGTGGCCCGGGATGTAGATTTCTTCCTCACCAGCCCAGAGAAACGCAGCACCCCCGGTTGGTGCACTATCACGAAGGAAGGCGTGGTGAGCGTGAATTTCTCGGACCCTGCAGCAAAGACTGGGTACGGCATGGGCATGTACATCCGAGATTTCGCCGTTAACTAACAAACAAACTGGCACGAATGCGGAAACCCGCGGCCCCTCAAATGTGAGGCCGCGGGTTTTCTAATGCAAAAATAATTTCGAAAGGAGACTCTTCATGTCGAAACCAGATAATAATCATACACCAGGTGGCGGCCAGCTCATCCCTATTACGAACATGGGGGAGGGCGTTCAGGCGGTGTTGGGGCGTGACCTTCATGGTTTTCTGGAAGTGAAAACCCCCTATAAAGATTGGTGGCCGCGAATGGTTGCCTACGGTTTTGAGGAGGGTGTGGACTATGTGCTCAAAAATGAGCATTCGGTCCCACCTGCGGGAATGCCGTTTCGGCCGCGGTTGAATCATGTTGTGTCTTTGGACATGGCAAAGGAGATTGCCATGATCCAGCGCTCCGCTAGGGGTAGGCAAGCCCGCCGCTATTTCATCGAGGTGGAAAAGCGTGCCCGCATGGCGCCGGCGTTTGATCCGTCGCAGTTGACCCGATCTGAGATTCTTTTAATTGCGCTCAATGCTGAAGAAGAACGCCTGGCTTTAGAGGCTGCTAATAAGCAGCTCCAGCCGAAGGCGGATGCCTACGACTGTTTTATTGATTCCACCGGCTCCTACAGCATGGGCACGGTGGCGAAAATGCTAGGCATTGGTCAGAACACGCTTTTCCGTGAGCTGCGGAACCGGGGCATCTTGATTACTAAAGGTGACATGCGGAACACTCCATACCAGCGCTACGCAAACTATTTCGAGGTGAAGGCCGGCGGCTATGCCCGTTCGAACGGCACCCAGGTGGTAACGCACACGACTCGTGTCCGCCCCCGGGGGGTTGATTTCATCCGTCGCACACTGGGCTTGCACGGTGCTCACCCCATGCTGCCTATGACTTTCCAATGAGGAGAAAAAATTGTTAACAATTCTTGATTACAGCGCTGGCGTGCCGCCAGCTGCGGCGATTCGCGCCGCCGGCCATGATGGCGTGATCCGCTACATCAGCCCACCCAGGGCTAGCTGGATGCTGGGAAAGCCCATCCAGAAGGCTGAACTAGATGACCTCCAAGCTCATGGCCTGGAGGTCGCTTTCGTATGGCAGTTCGGAAAAGAAGATGATTCTGATGTGATGCGAGGCTATAACGGTGGCCTAGCCGACGCCCAGGCGGCCCAGCGGAAACTTGACGAGCTTGGGTGCCCCAACCATCCAGTGTTCTTTGCGGTGGATTTCCCTATCAGCCTTGATGAGTGGAACGGTGTCGCATCCGAGTATTTCCGCGCCTGTTGTGAAGTCTTAGGGCGTGACCGGGTCGGCATTTATGGGCATTCCAGGGTGATCGCTTGGGCTGCCGTAGACGAAGTCATCGCCGACCTAGATGGCGGCAAGTATCTGGCGTGGCAGACCGCGGCCTGGAGCGAAGGTGTCCGAGCTGCTGAAGCAGTGCTCTATCAGCGCCCGGGAAGCGAAGTTGTTGGCGGCGTCGACTGCGATATTAATTTCGTGCTCGGCGACTACTGGGGCCAACACCCAAACACACGCTACGCCCCCATCCCAGTATCTGAAACCCCAACCCAAGAAGAAGGAGGACCCATGGAAATTCGCTACGATGCTGATTTCACCGCGGACATGCCCGGCGTGGGCTACCGGTCGCTCAGCGCTATCCAGTCCATCTGTGTCCACACGGTGGAGTGCCCGCCGGAACGTGATGGCATTGCCGTAGCCCAGTGGCAAACGAATCCAGCTAACGGCTCTAGCTATAACGTGCTTGCCGGCGCCGACGGCAACCTCATTTTGTGCAACACGGATGATTTCATGCCGTACGCAGCAGGACCCACCGGCAACGCGCGCTGCCTGCACATCAGTTTGACAGGCTACGCCAGCATGAGCCGGGAGGACTGGCTTGACGACGACCAAAAGCTGCGGCGGACCGCCGAACAAATCGCCAGCTGGTCGCAACTCTACGACATCCCCCTAGAGTTCATCGACGCCGATCAGCTCCGCGCAGGTGTCCGTGGCGTTCATGGACATGCGGAAATCTCCGAGGCCTGGCGGGAAGTTGACCACACTGACCCCGGTCCTGGCTTCCCATTTGACGTCGTGCTGGCCTACGCCGCCGAACTCTTCGACTCACCGAACCAACCACAACAAGAACTGGAAAAGGAGGGACCACGCATGGTGCGCTGGATCCTAGACCAACTAGTTGGTCCCGAATGGCAGGACAACAAACCACTTTTCACCGGCTGGAAAGCCACCGAAGGTAAAACCTTTGTCGACTTCGTGGCCGAAAAAATCAAGCTCATCCCGGAGATTGCCCGCACGGTAGCCACGCTACCGGAGCGCCTCGACCGGATCGAAACCCTACTCAAGGAAGGAAACACCAAGTAAAATGTGGAATAAAGCCTTTTGGATTGATGCTGGTAGCCGCGCCGTCAGGACTTTCGCCCAAGTCGCTATCCCAGCACTGCCCATCAGTATCTTTTCCCCCATTGACGTTTGGAAAGAATGCCTAGGGCTGGCAATAGCAGCCACTATCGCTTCCCTACTTACATCCATCTCTACATGGCGCATCGGCGCGCCGGGCATGGTGGCTATTGTTCCGCCGAGTACGCCTGCGACTGCTGTTGAGGCTACGCCAACACCGGCTAATACCACACCACCGGCTGCTATTGATACCCGTGCTCCGGCCCACCATCGGGAGGTGAAGGAATGGCCGACCAGCTAATCGCGTTCGTCACTGCGGTGGAGGCGCTGATCCGTAGTCTGGACCCCACCTTGGTGGCGGCAGTGGTCGATTCCGCGGCGGCCCTATCCTAGGACTGGAGGCCACATGGACCCAGTGACAGGGCTATCCTTATCGGGTCTAGGAATTACCGAAAGCATCGGCATTGCGCTCCTCACCCTGGTGACTACGCTGACTACTACAGTGATCGTGCAGAGAACCCTCTGGCGAACGAAAGCGCTGGAGTCGGCAGCGGCGCGTGCAGTTGCTGAGCGGGAAGCGGAAACAGCAAAGGCTCAGCTGGCGCAGAGCGAACTTCAGCTTACTCTCGAAGCCGGTAACCGGCTTCGAGAAGACCTTTGGCGGAAGATCGAAAAGTTGGAAACCCAGCAGGCTGAAATGGAACATACTATTGATGCGATGCGTTCTGAACGTATACTGGATGTACAGGTAAGGCTAACGCTCCGTACGTTGCTGGAAACTTATCCGAACCCGCCTGGTCGGCCCGCCATCCCTTCAGCTGTGGAGCGCGTCCTTGCTATTAGTGAGGACACCGACAACTTAATCCGAGACCGCGACAGTCGGAGATGATGATATTGATTACATTTCAGTAATGTAAACAAAATGGGAAAGTGGGACATCAGCTAGACCACAATACGTTTCAATCAATGTAAATTACCTGTTAAGAAGTATCAATGTTAGAAGTCACCGACCTCCATATCACCCGCGCCAAAAACCACATCCTTCACGGGC